ACCACTCTTATCTATCACTACTTCCCTCGCTATATTCTTTATAATTTTCTCGTAATTTTTATCCGCTTCTTCTTTTGTTGAACCACTCATCACATTACAAATCATTTTCATATATCTGTCATTATGCTTTGATTCTGGATCCTTATATTCTGGATATGCTTTTTGCCATTCACTTATCTGCTTTATATTTTTATTGCCTACTATCTTAATCGCCTTTGTTAGTTTGCTTTTTTCCTCGTCATCTTTTTCCCATAATCCATTCTCTTTTATATATAATACCTCTCTTTTTGAATCACTACAATGTATTGGCCTTTTATGCACCTTTAAATCAGATAATGCCTTTATTAATATTTGTGAAATACCTTCGGCATATCCCACCCTTGCGGTATATTCCAAGTCTTTTAATTGTATATTTAATGAATCTATGAAATCCATCAAGTTAACCGCATCTTTACATTCCTCATTTAAAAATACATTCAAGTTAAAATGCGCGTTATTTGTTGTATTATTTGTTATATTTTTCCCTTCTTTTGCTAATTCAAACATTTTATTATGTTGGTCTTGTAACATATCTTGTAAAGTTTGGTTTTGTTTTATTAATTGCATCACCAATTCTTTACTAATCGGTTCATTATTGTTTATTAACTCCAAACATTTCTTTTTATGCACTGATAAACTTTGCCTATACGCAAATTTTTTTCCACAAACACATTCAAAAATGTTTACACCATTTATGGGTTCAAAATTTTCAGCGACTTTTTGCGACTTTTTGTCAACATTTGTCAACATTTTATGTTTACGTGTGGATAAATGCTTGTTATAATCATATATCTTAGACGTTCTATAGTCACAAATTTCACATAAAAAATTTTCCAGCGACTTTTGCGACTTTTTTGTCAACATTTGTCAATATAAATTGTTAACAAAAAAACTCTAAATACCTTTTTTTATTATTTTATAAAAAATTTTATCGTAACACTTTGAAAATCATTTTTTCTGTGAAACAGACCATAATGCTCTCAGGCGCGAATTTTGAGGGTATTTTTCAAGACTTTTTTGGATTTTCCAATTTTGGACATTTTTAAAATGTCCATTTTTCAAAAACCCTCCGGACTTTTGTTTAAACTTTGTTACTGAAAATTTCGCCAATATTTAGAGAGTTTATATATGACCATAACAAGACGATAAGTAAAAATAATATATTTTCTATATTTTTACCTAGCAAGACTAACAAATTTAGTTTATTGTTTTTTTCGTAAAATAAAAGTAATCAAAATAAACGCACTTCCCATAAAAATAAGAGATTGAATTGAAACTAATATCTTTGCTAAATTTGAGATTGTTGTTATATCAGGCAACCCTATTCCTGTTTGAATTGTTATCGCATAAAAAAAGTAATCAATATAAGTTAATCCTTTTTTTGGATTTAATGGTTTAAAATTATCTGGTGAAATATTGGCATAAATTAACGCAAATACTATTATTACAAGTAAATTAAACAAGAATGTATATTTTACAATATTATAATCCGAAATATTCATATATATAATTATATATTTTTATTTTTATATATACAATGATTGATTGGTAGCAACATATTTTAATGTAATCTGTGGAACTTGTTTAAGAATAGATAATAATTCTATATCACCTATAAACTCTGCTACTTTTTCCATTTCTGATGTAATATTATTAATTTTTAATATAGCCTTTATAAATTCCCCTAAAAATATTTCCTTACTTTCTATTATCTCATTTAATAATCTTTTACATTCCATATCATTTTCACATTCACACCATTTAATTACATAATCAATAAGGTCAAAATGCATACTATAATCAAAACCAATATCTATTTCATTTTTTAATTCAATATTTATTTGCTTTTGATACATATCATATATTTCAGTAATACATTGTTTAATATGATTATTATCTGTATTAGGTATTATATTTCGTTTTTCTTCTGGAACGACTATATTTGTAAAACAACTAAGAATACCCACTATATCCTTTGCTTCAAATGTCTTAAATTTACCAGAATAGATTAATTCAGCAAACACTAGACAATGTATTTCTCTTAAACTTGTAGCAATATATCCTTTTAACGATAATATATTTTTATCATCTTCCTTTTTAACAAACCCCGTTTCTATTAACAAATTAACTACTTTACCAATATTATTTTCTAACATAGTTTCAGTTGATACTAATTGTTCATTTAATTTGTTATAAATATCCTTTTTTAAATTATATTTCGATACAATCTCAACATCTCTCTCTATTGTTTTATATTGTTCTGCTATTTGTTGAATATTTCTATCAATATCTTTTCTTTTTTTATTTACACATGTATTCCTAGCTTGTTTAAAATGAATATATTCTTCCACAGTATGTATTGGTGTTTTACACGTATCTAATACTATTTCCATATTATCCATTTCTTTTTGAATAATACTAATATTATCATAATAACCCTTTATTGTTACATCAATATCATTTTGAACCATACTTCGTTTCGCATATTTAGTATAATCTGTTTCACCAATATCAATTAAATTTAATATCAAATTATATGATATTTTAAATTTTGATACCAGTGTTTGTGGTTTCCCCTTTAACATTGTTTTTATTATTGTTTGGTCTATATTTTTAAATAAATTAGTAAGATGAATAACGTGACCGATATTATCAATCCCACGACGTCCTGCGCGTCCAGCCATTTGAGTATATTCGTGAGAATAAAATGGACGCATTATAGAACCATCAAATTTATTAACATCTGTAAATAACACTGTTTTAGTTGGCATATTAATTCCAACTGCAAATGTTTCTGTAGCAAATAACAGTTTAACATAACCTTTGGCAAATAATAATTCAACCATTTCTCTTAAAATTGGCATAATACCTGCGTGATGAATCGCAATACCCTTTTCTAACAGTGACACCATATTAATATATTCAGGAAGATTTAAATATTCGTGATAATTAGGCAATTTTCTAATAATCTGTTCACATTCTCTTTGAACTATATACGGCACTTTTGAGTCGTCTTCTAAAAGAACAGTAGTGATTTCTTTTGCACATTGTTCTAAAGTTTTTCGACTAAGAACGAAACAAATTGCAGGTAACATATTATTATCAACCATATATTTAGCAACATTATTAAGGATATGTTGCCTTTTTACATAATGATTTTTGTCTTGGAATAATTTAAGCGTTTTATGTACGCGCATATAATTAACTTCATTAAAATTGCCTTTTGAATCTTGTAATATATGAAGACTATTTGTGACGTGTTTAATCTCTTTTTCAATTTCTTTGTCTTTTATCGTTTTAAATATTCCTTGTGTGCATGTAATAAATGAATAATGTGTTAATGGAACCACTCGTTCATATGTAGTTGTTAAATATACTATTTTATCTTTGCTTATGTCATTTTCTTTGCTTATATCATTTTGACCACGAGTTTCACACCAGAGAGCAAATTTTTCAGGCGAATCAAGTGTAGCTGAAAGCATAACCATTTGAACGTGTCTAGGAAGCATCATAATAGTTTCTTCCCAAACTTTTCCACGATCTAAATCATTAATATAATGAATTTCATCAAATACAACACACGCTAATTCAGATTCAAAATCCATTTCAAACATAGTTAGACTGGATGATTTATTGAAACCACTTATATCTTCTTTACGATTTTTAGCGTATAAAGTGTTCATTAAAATTTCGGTAGTCATAATAAGGACATCCGCTTCAGGGTTTGATTTAATATCACCAGTAAGAATTCCAAAAGAAATATGTGGAAACTTATGCGTAAATTCATAAAATTTTTGATTTGATAGTGCTTTAATAGGGGAAGTGTAAATAACTTTTTTACCTTTTTTGACAAAATAGTCAATTGCGAATTCAGCAGGAAGTGTTTTTCCTGAACCTGTATGAGCAGTTACAAGAATATGATTTCCTTCAACAATAGATTCAATTGCGAATTTTTGAAAAGAACTAAGTGGAAAAGAGTACTTTTCAAAATATATAGAGTATTTATCTTCAGATGATGACGAATAAATATTTGAACAAATTTTAACCATTATGATTATACTATATTGTAGTTTTTTCTTTAAGTTGTTCTAATATATATTATTTTCTTTAAGTTGTTTTACACCTTTTAACGTTTCAAACGCCGATTTTATATAGTGAAAATTATTTAAATAGTAAATATAATTTAATTTAGAATAATTCAAATGAATAGATATCGCGGTAGTGAGTATTGGGATATGGTGAGAATTTCAAATGAAGATAAAGAATATCCATCTAATATGGGACAAAAATGGAGTGATGATGAAGAAAGATTATTATTAGAAGAACTAAATAATAATATAGATATTGAAAATATAGCACAAAAACATAGTAGAACGGTTGGAGGTATTAATTCACGACGCCAAGAAATCGCCTACAAAATGTATTTAAAAAAATTGTCTATTGAAGAAATAATTAAACAAACTAAATTAGATTATAATTGTATTCAACAAACAATACAAAAAAGACAAAACAATAATTCAAAAAAAAATAAAACAACAGAAGCAGATAATGTTTTTATTAGCATTAATAAAAATGATTATATAGAATTACAAAATGACGTAAAAAAAATGAAAAATGATATTAAGGAAATAAAAAATACACTTGGTGAATTAGTTGAAATGATGAAAGCAGTTTATGAATTTGAAGATGTTTAAAATCGGCGTTTGAAATGTGAAAAGGTGTAATATATATTATTTTCTTTAAGTTGTTCTAATATATATTATTTTCATGAGTAAATCGTAAATTTTTATCTAATAGTATATATTATGTACTTTTCAGAAGAACCGTTTTATACTAAATTAGAGGTTAGTAAAAAATGTTGCTCCATTATTAAACAATTTATTGATATAAACTTTGAAAATGATATTATTATTGAACCCAGTGCTGGAAATGGGTCATTTATACCAGAATTATTGAAAATGAGCTTAAATTGTTATTTTTTTGATATATTCCCTAAACACCCTATTGTTATTCAACAAGATTATTTGGCATTTAATAATAAGACAGACTTGGAACCACAAGAAGAGAATAGCAAAATTCACGTTATTGGTTGCCCACCAATTGGCCGTCAATCAAGCACTGCAATTAAATTTATACATAAATCGGCCTCATTTTGTGACACCATTTCATTTATATTACCAAAAAGTTTTACGGATGATAATATAAAAACAAAATTACCTTTAGATTTTTATTTATTAGATTTTTATTTAGTTCATCAATGTGATTTGGAACCAAATTCTTTTATAAAAAATAATAAGGAATATTTGTTAGAAACGATATTCCAAATATGGAAGAGAAAATGATATTAGAAACATAATACAAACTAATTATTATTTTAAAACAAATTATTATATTTATTATGATTGCAAATAAATATAATTTAATTGAAAAAATTAATGAAGGGTCATTTGGTACTGTATTTAAAGCAATAAATAAGCGAACTGATGAATATGTAGCTATTAAATTTGAAGACAAAAATTTTATAATTAAAAGTTTAAAAAATGAGGCGAAAATATATCAATATTTGGGTAAATTAGATGGGTTTCCATATCTTAAAATGTTTGGAACTATAAATGATAAAAATTTTTTAGTTATAAATTTATTAGGTCATTCATTAACTGAAATAATACAAACTAATCATTTAAATATTAATAATGTGTTATATTTAGGTATACAAATAATCAAACGAATACAAACACTCCACGAACATCATTTATTACACAGAGATATTAAACCGTCCAACTTTATATTTGGAAAAGATAATGAAACTAACAAATTATACTTGGTTGATTTTGGATTTGCAAAACGATACGATTTTTATGGAACACATATTGAAGAAAAAAGTATTAATAAAATTGTAGGTTCTCCAAATTTTGTTAGTTTAAATGTTCATAATCTTATTGAACCAAGTAGAAGAGATGATATTGAATCTTGTATTTATATTATACTAACAATGTTATTAGGGAAATTAGAATGGTTTCATAAATCAAATATTATTGAAATTGCTAATTTGAAAAAAGAAATTATATCTAATGACGAAATTCCATCTTTTATTAAAAATATGTTATATTATATTAGACAATTGGATTTTAATGAAAGACCAGATTATGAGTATTTAATCAAGTTAATGATGACTGAATTAGACAAGTATAATATATAGTTAATAAAACAATATAAAGATATATTATATTGTTATATCAAGAAATGTCAAGTAGTACTACAACTGTTGTTTCAAGCTCTTCAGAGAGATTTATTGGTAGTGTAAAGTGGTTTAATAATAAGACGGGTTATGGATTTATTACTGTAACTGATGGACCTAAGTCGGGAACAGATGTATTTGTTCATCACAGCTCTATTAGAGTTGTTTCCGAACAATACAAATATTTGGTTCAGGGTGAATATGTTGAATTTTCTTTGTCTACTACTAAGACGAATAATCACGAATTTCAAGCGGGTGATGTAAGTGGTGTTAAGGGGGGTAAATTAATGTGTGAAACTAGACACGATTCAAAAACCGCGAGAACTCATTATCGCGCTTCTAAAAATACTGAACCAGTAAGGATGCCAAGGTCTGTAAGAGCCAGAGGCCAAGGACCTCGGGATGATGGAGGTCAGTGGAGTTATGTAGCCAAGACAGGTGCTAGACAACGAGATAATGTTCAACGAACCAAGACTTCTGGAAGAAGTTAATCCCTTTTTCTAGTTTTTCTTTTAGTTCTTCTTTTTTTAGTTTTTCTTTTAGTTGTTTTTTTTCTAATACTTTTTCTTTTAGTTCTTCTTTTTCCACCATAGGTAAAGGAATCTTCATCTAATCCTATGGCATCTGTATATTCAGCAATATTTGAATCAATTAATGCTGCTTGATCTGGAAGTTTTTCCATTAAATAATCTTTTAATATTTGTTTTTTTTCTTCATCTGATTTACTATAAAACCCAGGGTTCTTTGCTTTATTCGCAATATTATATATTTGATACCATTCTTTAATATATAATGGACATAAAACAACTGGATTAGATTGGAATATTTCTACTATTTCATTATATGCATTATCAGTTTCTTCTTCTCCAAATTTTCTTTTCTTATTTATTTCGGTAGCCATCGATGTATCTTTTTTTGAAATTTCAGATTCACAAGCAGGATATAACGAATACACCATTTGTTCAAGTATTCCACCAGCGCAACTCATTCTAGAAGATTGAGGGCCTTCATATGCGTTTACACAATCAGATAAAAATGGGGATAAATAAGAATTTTTAAATTCAAGGGGTTGTCTTTTTACAAATTCTAGTGTATAATAAATGGCTTCTAATAAAACAGGGCTTAGCTGTCTAAAATTTAAGCCATTTAAATGACTCACCATAATATAATTAAATTGTTGTTTTTTTTCTAATGGATTCGATGTTTCATCAATCATTGAATTAATGGTTATTCTAATATAATCATTATAATTACTTGCAGGAGGAGGGGGGGAAGAGGGTGGGTCAAGAGTTGTTTTAATAAAACGAATTAATGCAGTAATAGGGATTTTAGCAAATACCCTATGAACGTGTAATGGATCTACTTGAATGCGTTGTTGTTGTTGTACTTGTCCTTGCGGTTTATTTTCTTCTGTTATTGGACAATTAGTAAAAATATCTCCCATATCATTATTTACATTACTTATATCCCAATTATTTAAATTCTGATTAAAATTATAGCAATTTTCAAACATATGTGCCATATAAGTTACATTTTGTACATTCCAATTATTTAAAGGCTTATTAAATTTTTCACATCCTGCAAACATAGACATCATATTAACTACATTAGACACAATCCAACTATTTAAAGGTTCATCAAAATTTACACATCCTGCAAACATAGCCATCATATTAACTACATTAGACACAATCCAACTATTTAAAGGCTTATTAAAATTTGTACATCCTGTAAACATATGTGCCATATTAGTTACATTTTGCACATCCCAATTATTTAAAGGCTTATTAAAATTTGTACATCCTGTAAACATATTTTCCATAGTTGTCACATTAGACACAATCCAATCATTTAAAGGTTCATTAAAATTTACACACTCATCAAACATATACCTCATATTAGTTACTTTAGATACTTTCCAATCATTTAAAGATTGATTAAAATTTGCACAACGTCTAAACATATGCCCCATATTAGTTACATTAGACACATCCCAATTATTTAATGGTTCATTAAACTTATTTTCAAATTTAACTAAAAATAACCCTTCCATATTAGTTACTCTTGACACATCCCAATCGTTAATAGATTTTCCCATTAAATCCCTTGGTAAATTCCTTTTATTTTTTTTATGACAATACATCGCAACCAATTCGCGTATGTTATCATTATTAATTATAGTAGCCATTATATAATAATATTATAAAAAAATTTTATAAATCTCTAAAGAGATATAAAGATATACTATAATTATTTAGTATATAATGAGCGAACCAAATATGAATAACGATTTACCAACGGATGCATTAAACGAACTTCTGGAACAATTTAACACGGTTACCGACACTTTAACATTATTTAAAATGCAAATAACAACTCTTCAACAACATGTAAAAACAATTAAGAAAAATGTTGAGAAAGAACTAAAAAATAATAAAAAGGAAAAAAATAATATAAAAATTAAAAATATAAGGTCTCCGTCTGGGTTTGCAAAACCAACAAAAGTAACAAAGGAATTATGTGAATTTATGGATAGACCTGAGGGAACTGAAATAGCTAGAACCGAGGTAACAAAAACGTTAGTTGCGTATATTAAAAATAATAATCTACTTGATAAAACAGAGAATAAGATAGTTCCCGATCAAAAACTATTAGAACTTCTTGGTGTAAAAAGTGATGAATTTAATGACACAAATCTTACTTATTTTACTATTCAAAAATATATGAATAAACATTTTACACCCGATAAATTGTCTAATTTGGTTGTTTAGATAATTAGTATGTTGGTAGGTTATTATATATGTTTATTTAACGAAATAAATATATATCAATACAATATGGCTGATAGTAATAATAAAGACGATTCAAATACTCATTTTGAATTTATAAAAGAACCAGAAAAATTAAATTTGTTAATTAAAGCAAATGAATTATTACGGATTAATAAATCAAAACATAATCGTATATTATTTGTATATTCTGCTCCAAAAGTAGGTTCAACTTCTATTGTTAGTTCATTAAGAATTTTTGGATTGGATAATATTGATATTATTCATATTCACGACGAAGAAATGTTACACGTATTGGGTCATATTAAAGGTGTAACTGTAAATGAATTGATATTATTTAATAAATATTTGGGAAAAGACGTATATGTTATAAATGTATATAGAAGTCCAATTGAACGTAAAATATCGTCTTTTTTTGAAAAAATAGGGGCTTATCATTATAATACTACTGATCAAAATATAAATAAATATAAAGTGGAAAAGGTAATACATAGATTTAATAATATTTTTCCGTATATTGAAACAGGGGATCATTTTATGGATAGATATAATATCACAATTCCATCTCATTTTGATTATGATCAAAAATATTTGTTAGTTAAAGAATATAATATTACATATATAACATTACGTTTAAAAGATTCGCATCAATGGGGAACTATACTTACGAATATTTTTGGTTTTAAAATATATATTGTTAAAGATTATGAAACTATAAATAAGCCTATTAAAGATTTATATAATTTGTTTAAAAGAACATATAAAATACCTATTAATTTTTTAGATGATATTATAAAATGCAAATACTTAAATTATTATTATTCTCCTAACGAATTAACATATTATTATAATGATTGGAATAATAAAAAAACTGGACCAACAACTAGTTATACATTAGAGCAGTATAAAGTTTATAATGAAATCACACTGGAAAATACATATTTTGATAATATTCAACTAGAACATTATATAGATGAAGGTTGTGGATGTAAAGCGTGTTCTTTAAAAAGATTAGAAATATCATCTAAAATAATAAAGGGAATTTATACAAATGAAAAAATAATTCATAGTGAAGCAAGAACAGAATTAGTTCAAAAAAGAGTATATCGTGCAAATAAAATTAATGAAGTTATTCGAAACACACCGCGACAAGTAAAGGGTAAAGATTTTAAACGCGAGATGTCTAATGTTGTTAAGGGTAGGAATTATAATTTTTAGTATTTTATTTCAAAGTCGATTGGTGGAATATTTGTGGTGGATGGGGAAGAGTGGGTATACAACATCACACTTTTAGAAAAAAGTTAAAGTTTGATTAAAAATTACACACTTTAAGACCATCTAGAATTAAAATCATCTAACAAATCACCTCGTTCAATAAATTTATGAATATTTTCAGGACGATAATAATAAGCAATCAATTCATCTTTAATTCCAGTAGTTTCCATATGCTCTTTAATTTTATCATAATCATAAGTAAATATTTCTGGATTTTCTGATAACCAATCCCAATCAATTTTGTCTGGCTTTTGTTCCAAAATATGAATGGCTGCTGGATTAGTTGATAACAAATCCCAATCAATTTTGTCTAGATTTTGTTCTAAAATATGAATGGCTGCTGGGTTGCTTGATAATATTTCCCAATCAATTTTGTCTGGATTTTGTTCCAAAATATGAATTGCTTTAGGATTTCTTGATAACTCAATCCAATTAATTTTGTTAGGGTTTTGTTCTAACACTTCGCTTATTAAATGAATTGCTGCTGGATTACTTGATAAACAACCCCAATCAATTTTGTCTATATTTTGTTCCAAAATGTGAATTGCTTTAGGATTAGTTGATAAATATCCCCAATGAATTTTGTCTGGGTTTTGTTCTAAAATATGAATTGCTTTAGGATTTGTTGATAAATATCCCCGATCAATTTTGTCCGGATGTCGTTCCAAAAGATAAATGGCTGATGGGTTCATTGATAACCAAGTCCAATTAATTTTGTCTAAATTTTGTTCTAATAGATGAATGGCTGCTGGATTTTTTGATAATATTTTCCAATTAATTTTGTCTAGATTTTGTTCTAAAATATGAATCGCCGCTGGATTTGCAGATAACTCAAACCAATGAATTTTGTCTGGATTTTGTTCCAACGCTTCGCTTATTAAATGAATGGCTGTTGGGTTTGCTGATAACCATCTCCAATTAAGTTTGTCTAAAGGAATCCAAGGTCTCAATCTTTTAAATGGTTCGCTCATTGTTTTATAAATTGTTGATGTATATAACTAACAAAGATAGATAAAGCAATTCAATTTTTTTAAAGGTGAACCCCCTTCCTTCCTCGTCCACCACAGATGTTCAACCATATCTCTGCAAGAAAAAAGATTTTAATTAAAATATTACACACTTTAATTCCATCTAGAATTAAAATCATCTAACAAATCACCTCGTTCCACAAATTTATGAATATTTTCAGGACGATAATAATGCGCAATCAATTCATCTTTAATTCCCGTGGATTCCATATGCTCTTTAATTTTATCATAATCATAAGTAAAGATTGCTGGATTACTTGACAACTCATCCCAATCAATTTTATCTTGATTTTGTTCCAAAATATGAATGGCTGCTGGATTTATTGATAACCAAGGCCAATAAATTTTGTCTTGGTTTTGTTCTAAAAGATAAATCGCTGCTGGATTTTCTGATAACTTATCCCAATCAATTTTGTCTTGATTTTGTTCCAAAATATGAATGGCTGCTGGATTTGCTGACAATGACAACCAATCAATTTTGTCTGGATGCTGTTCCAAAATATGAATTGCTTTAGGATTTTCTGATAAATAATACCAATCAATTTTGTCAGGATTTTGTTCTAACGCTTTGCTTATTAAATGAATGGCTGCTGGATTTTCTGATAAATCAGACCAATTAATTTTGTCTGGATTTTGTTCCAATAGATGAATGGCTGCTGGATTTCTGGATAACCAAACCCAATCAATTTTGTCTGGGTTTTGTTCCAATAGATGAATTGCTTTAGGATTACACGATAACATAGACCAATCAATTTTGTCTGGGTTTTTTTCCAACACTTCGCTTATTAAATGTATGGCTGCTGGATTCATTGATAAATAATCCCAATCAATTTTGTCTGGGTTTTGTTCCAAAATATGAATGGCTGCTGGATTTTTTGATAACCACCACCAATCAATTTTGTCTGGATTTTGTTCCAGCAAATGAATAGCTGCTGGATTTGCTGACAATGACAACCAATCAATTTTGTCTAGGTTTTGTTCGAGTAAATGAATGGCTCCTGGATTTCCTGATAACCACCACCAATTAATTTTGTCTGGATTTTGTTCTAAAATATGAATTACTTTAGGATTCCTTGATAACCAATGCCAATCAATTTTGTCTAAGTTTTGTTCCAAAATGTGAATGGCTGCTGGATTTATTGATAAATAATTCCAAACAATTTTGTCTGGATTTTGTTCTAATAAATGAATGGCTGCTGGATTTATTGATAACCATTCCCAATCAATTTTGTCTGGGTTTTTTTCTAAAATATGAATGGCTGCTGGATTTTTTGATAAATGATGCCAATTAAGTTTCTCAACAGGAATCCAAGGTCTCAATCGTTTAAATTGTTCGCTCATTGTTTTTGGCTGTTGTATATAAAGATGTAAACTAACAAAGATGGTAAAAGTAATTCAATTTTTTAAAGGTGAACCCCTTCCTTCCTCGTCCACCACAAATATGCAACCTTCTTAATTCGCTGTGTATCCCTGGAGAAAAAAATAAATAAGTTAAAATATTACACACTTTAATTCCATCTACTATTAAAATCCTCCAACAAATCACCTCGTTCCACAAATTTATGAATATTTTCAGGACGATAATAATACGCAATCAATTCATCTTTAATTCCAGTAGTTTCCATATGCTCTTTTATTTTGTCATAATCATAAGTGAATATGGCTGGATTTTTTGATAAAATATTCCAAACAATTTTGTCTTGATTTTGTTCTAACAAATGAATGGCTGCTGGATTTCTTGATAACTCAGTCCAATCAATTTTGTCTGTATCTGGATTTTGTTCTAATGCTTTGTTTATTAGATGAATTGCAAATGGATTTCCTGATAACATATCCCAATCAATTTTGTCTAGGTTTTGTTCTAAAAGGTGAATAACTGCTGGATTTTTAGATAACAAAGGCCAATTAATTTTGTCTGGGTTTTGTTCTAACGCTTCGCTTATTACATGAATTGCTTTAGGATTTTCTGATAACCAAGGCCAATAAATTTTGTCTAGATTTTGTTCTAGCAAATGAATAGCTGCTGGATTTCCTGATAACTGCTTCCAATCAATTTTGTCTGGGTTTTGTTCTAAAATATGAATTGCTTTAGGATTTCTTGATAACCGAGACCAATTAATTTTGTTTGGGTTTTGTTCCAAAATATGAATTGCTCCTGGATTTTCTGATAACCCATACCAATTAATTTTATCTAGGTTTTGTTCCAAAATATGAATGGCATCAGGATTTACTGATAACCAATCCCAATCAATTTTGTCTTGGTTCTGTTCTAAAATGTGAATCGCCGCTGGATTTGCAGATAACTCAAGCCAATGAATTTTGTCTAGGTTTTGTTCGAGCGCTTTGCTTATTAGATGAATTGCTTCTGGATTTTTTGATAACATATACCAATTAAGATTCTCCAAAGGAATCCAAGGTCTCAGTATTTTAAATAATTCACTCATAGTATTAAAAGCTTGATTACATAAGAAAAGATGCTACTAACAAAAATAGAGAAAAGGATTCAATTTTTTTCAAAAGAAGCCCCCTTTCTTCCTCGTCCACCACAAATGTTCAACCATATCTCTGCAAGAAAAAAAACGTTAAATTAAAATGTTACGCACTAACTCCATCTAGAATTAAAATCATCTAACAAATCACCTCGTTTAATAAATTTATAAATATTTTCAGGGCGATAATAGTAAGCAATCAATTTCTCTTTAATACCCGTGGAATCCATATGCTCTTTTATTTTGTCATAATCATAAGTAAAAATTACTGCTAAATTCTGTAACAACCAAACCCAAAATAATTTTATTAGGATTTTGTTTTATTTTTACAAGCTCTAAAATCTTCAAGGGTGTAGAACCAAACAACCACCCATATATATTTAACTACCTATATATAATATAACAATAATGTAATAAAAAGAAAACATAAATATTATATAATGAGCAAACCAAATAAGGGTGATAATTGTTTACTAATGAATCTACTTAATGATGACCCAGATTATAAATTTTTTAATGAAATATATAATTTTGAAAACAAAATAAATAAACTATTTACACCTGATTATTCATTAGAAATTAAATTATCAAATTATGATGATAATATTTTTGTTACTGTGAAAACTAATAAAATGCCCAAAATACAAGATTTACCACAAAGCATTTCAGAACTTATTAATAAATATGATATTTTAAAACATTATATTAGTTGTTATACAGATGATTTTTATTTACATTTTGATTTAAGATTTATTTGTTCAAGCGGAGAATGTTTCAAACAATTTTATAGCATTTCTGTTGTTACATTGAAAAAAATGTTTATACCCTTAAAGATTCTATAACTTGTAAAACAGCGCCCCCTAATTATTTTTTATATTTTTATCAACAAGGAAAAAAATAAAAATTTATAAATAATATAGTTAAAATTTATTTTTATATTTTAACTATATTTACTTACAATGCCTATAAAATTAAAAAGTAATCTATAGAAAAAATTAAAATATTACACACACTAATTCCATCTACTATTAAAATCCTCCAACAAATCACCTCGTTCAATAAATTTATGAATATTTTCAGGACGATAATAATGCGCAATCAATTCATCTTTAATTCCCGTGGTTTCCATATGCTCTTTAATTTTATCATAATCATAAGTGAATATTGCTGGATTACTTGACAACTCATCCCAATCAATTTTGTCTAAGTTTTGTTCAAGTAAATGAATGGCTGCTGGATTGCTTGATAAAGTATACCAATCAATTTTGTCTTGATTTTGTTCCAAAATATGAATGGCTGCTGGATTGCTTGATAAAGTATACCAATCAATTTTGTCTTGATTTTGTTCCAAAATATGAATGGCTGCTGGATTTGCTGACAATGACAACCAATCAATTTTGTCTGGATGCTGTTCCAAAATATGAATTGCTTTAGGATTTTCTGATAACCAATACCAATCAATTTTGTCTTGATTTTGTTCTAATATATGAATTGCTTTAGGATTTGTTGATAAATACCACCAATTAATTTTGTCTGGATTTTGTTCTAACAAATGAATTGCTTTAGGATTACACGATAACATAGAGCAATTAACTTTATATAAATTTTCTTCGATTAAATGAATTGCTGCTGGATTATTTGATAACATTTTCCAATCAATTTTGTCTAAATTTTTTTCCAAAATATGAATTGCTTTAGGATTAAGTGATAACTGATGCCAATAAATTTTGTCTGGATTTTGTTCCAAAAGGTGAATAGCTGCTGAATTTGCAGATAACCAAAACCAATCAAGTTTATCTAAAGGAATCCAAGGTCTTAGTATTAAAAAATGTTCGCTCATTGTTTTAAAAACTTGTTGTATGTAAAGATACTAACTAACAAAGATAGAGAAAAGCAATTCAATTTTTTTAAAGGTGACCCCCTCCTTCCCCATCCACCACAAATATTCAACATTTTTAATTCATAGTGTATCCCTAATATAAAAAAAGGTTAATTAAATTAAACACTTATAATCTAGCTAATTCCATCTACTATTAAAATCCTCCAACAAATCCCCTCGTTCCACAAATTTATGAATATTTTCAGGACGATAATAGTAAGCAATCAATTCATCTTTAATTCCAGTTGATTCCATATGTTCTTTTATTTTATCATAATCATAAGTGAATATTGCTGGATTTTCTGATAACTTATACCAATCAATTTTATCTTGATTTTGTTCTAAAATATGAATGGCTGCTGGATTTGTTGGTAACCAATCCCAATCGATTTTGTCTGGATTTTGTTCCAACACTTTGCTTATTATATGAATTGCTGCTGGATTTATTGATAAACAAGCCCAATTAATTTTGTCTTGGTTTTGTTCCAAAATATGAATGGCACTTGGATTGAGTGATAACATTGCCCAATCAATTTTGTCTGGTTCTTGTTCCAGCGCTTCGCTTATTAAATGAATTGCTGCTGAATTCATTGATAACCAATACCAATCAATTTTGTCTGGATGCTGTTCCAAAATATGAATTGCTTTAGGATTTGATGATAAATAATACCAATCAATTTTGTCTGGGTTTTGTTCTAACGCTTCGCTTATTAAATGAATTGCTTTAGGATTGCCTGATAACTGCTCCCAATCAATTTTGTATAAATTCTGTTCCAAAATATGAATGGCTGCTGGATTTTGTGATAACATATACCAGTTAATTTTATCTGGGTTTTGTTCTAAAAGATGAATGGCTGCTGGATTTTTTGATAACCAAAACCAATCAAGTTTATCAAAAGGAATCCAATCACGTAATATTAAAAATTGTTCGCTCATTATTTTATAAACTTAATGATATAAGGAAAGATACAACTAACAAAAATAGAGAAAAGCAATTCAATTTTTTTGTAAAGGTGAAGCCCCATTCTTCCTCATCCACCACAAATGTTCAACCATTTTTAAATCACATTGTATCCCTAACAGAAAAAAGAGTTTATTTAAAATATTACACACACACTTACTAACTAATTCCATCTAGCATTAAAATCCTCCATCAAATCACCTCGTTCCACGAATTTATGAATATTTTCAGGACGATAATAATAAGCAATTAATTCATCTTTAATTCCAGTGGATTCCATATGTTCTCGTATTTTGTCATAATCATAAGTAAATATTGCTGGATTTTCTGATAACCTTTCCCAAACAATTTTGTCTTGATTTTGTTCGAGTAAATGAATTGCAGCTGAATTATATGACAACATTACCCAATTAAGTTTGTCAGGGGTTTGTTCTAATGCTTTGCTTAATAAATGGATTGCTGCTGGATTGCCTGATAATAATTCCCAAATAATTTTATCTGGGTTTTGTTCCAATATTTGGTTTATTAAATGAATGGCCGCTGGGTTTCTTGATAAATTATACCAATTAATTTTGTCTAAATTTTGTTTAATTAAATGAATGGCTGCTGGATTGAATGATAAATTAGACCAATTAATTTTGTCTTGGTTTTGTTCCAAAAGATGAATGGCTGCTGGATTGAATGATAAATTAGACCAATTAATTTTGTCTGGGTTTTGTTCCAACACTTTGTTTATTATATGAATCGCAGCTGGATTTTGTAACAACATTGCCCAATTAATTTTGTTAGGGTTTTGTTCCAACAGATGTATGGCTGCAGGATTTCCTGATAACCACCACCAAAGAATTTTGTCTGGGTTTTGTTCCAATAATTGAATGGCTGCTGGATTTCTTGATAACCCATCCCAATTAAGTTTCTCCAAAGAAATCCAAGGTCTCAGTATTTTAAATTGTTCGCTCATAGTTTAAAAACTTGTTTATATAATAAAAGATGTAACTAACAAAGATAGAAAAAGCATTTCAATTTTTTATTCTTCATAATCATCAAACTCTTCAATCCCCCACCCAGAAAAGTATTTCATATTCTTTGGATGGAATCGGTTTTGAATAATTTCTTTATTGATAGGCCATTTATGTTTAGCAATTTGTTCATAATTATAAGTGAAAATGGATGGATTTCCTGATAACTCATTCCAATCAATTTTTTCTGGATTTTGTTCTACTAGCGCTTTGCTTATTAAATGAATGGCTGCCGGATTTCTAGATAACCAATACCAATCAATTTTGTCTGGATTTTGTTCTAGAAGATGAATGGCTTTAGGATTTTCTGATAACCATAGCCAACTAATTTTGTCTGGATTTTTTTCTAGAAGATGAATGGCTGCTGGATTGCATGATAACAAATACCAATTAATTTTATCTAGGTTTTGTTCCAAAATATGAATTGCTTTAGGATTCAATGATAACCAATGCCAATCAATTTTGTCTACATTTTGTTCTAAAATATGAATGGCTGCTGGATTTGCTGATAACCGATACCAATCAATTTTGTCTGGGTTTTGTTCTAATAGATGAATAGCTGCTGGATTTCGCGATAACCAATACCAAGAAATTTTTTCTGGATTTTGTTCTAAAATATGAATGGCTGCTGGATTGGTTGATAACATACACCAATCAATTTTGTCTGGATTTTGTTCCAAAATATGAATTGCTTTAGGATTGCTTGATAACAAAGGCCAATAAATTTTGTCTAGGTTTTGTTCTAAAATATGAATAGCTGCTGAATTTTCTGATAACACACCCCAATTAAGTTTCTCCAAAGGAATCCAATGTCTCAGTATTTTAAATTGTTCACTCATTGTTTTATAAACTTAATTATATAATAAAAGATGTAAACCAATAAAGATAGATAAATGAATTCAATTTTTTTGTAAAGGTAAAGCCCCTTTCTTCCTCGTCCACCACAAATGTTCAACCACATCTCTCCAAGAAAAAAGATTTTATTTAAAATATTACACACACACTTACAATCTAATTCCATCTAGAATTAAAATCCTCCAACAAA